ACTCTATAGAGCATTAAATGTTCCAGAGTCAAGAATTACTGGAGACACTGGATTTAATCTTGGAAGATCATCAGAAATTTTAAGAGACGAACTAAAGTTTGCAAAATTTGTAGGTCGTTTGAGAAAAAGATTTGCAAATGTATTTAATGACATTTTAAAAACTCAACTTATTCTGAAGAATATCATTACACCAGAAGATTGGGAGGTAATGAGCGAGCACATTCAGTATGATTTCCTTTATGACAACCAATTTGCAGAATTAAAAGAAACTGAATTGTTGAATGGTCGCCTTGGAACACTTGCGACAATTGAACCATATATTGGAAAGTACTATTCTGTAAAGTATGTTCGTTCAAGAATTCTCCGTCAAACTGATGGGGAAATAGAAGAGATTGATACTCAAATTGAAGAAGAAATTAGAACTGGTATTATTCCAGATCCTTCAACTATTGATCCTATTACCGGACAACCACTACCTCAACCAGGTATGGAACAACCAGCAGAAGGATCTGGTATGCAAGGAATGGGTCAAGATGCAATGGGAATGGGAGAAATTCCTGCAGAACCTGATTTAGAAGCACAAGGAGCAGCAACCGACGCTCAACTGCAAAAAGACACCAAAAAAGCTGAGATATAAATAAATTTATACCTAATACAATTTTTTTATGGAAGACGTTATCGACTTGATTGCTACTGACGCACCCCCATCTGATATTAGTGATAGAATTAAATCAATTCTATACACAAAAGCAGCTGAGAGAGTTGAACTAGCAAAACCATATGTTGCAGACATGATGTTCAATGGAGAAGGTGAAGTTGATGAAACTGAGCCCCAGGAAGAGGAATAATGAACACCAAAGTTTTAGCAGCTGAAATAGCTCTGCCTACCGTTACTGGTTCGGCAACTAGTTTTACTTCAGCAACTGTTGTTCGCCTAGTAAATACAGACACTAATTCTCATGTAGTTTCTATTGTTGAAACACAAGGAGGAACAGGAGTTGGTTCAATAACTATGCCTGGTGGGTCTGTTGAGAACCTAATCAAAACAGCAAGTCACTGCGTTTTTTCTGATAGTGCATTAGTTAGAGGAACAAAAGTAGGATTTACAAACTAAAAAAATGAAACTCATCACAGAAGAAATCCAAAAGGTAGAATTTATTACCGAAGGAAAAGGACCAGAACAAAAACACTATATTACTGGCGTATTTCTCCAAAGCGAATGTGTGAATCGCAATGGAAGAATGTATCCTCTTCCTATTATGGAAAGAGAGGTTAAGCGTTACAATGAGAGTTTTGTACAAAAGGGTCGTGCTCTCGGAGAACTCGGACACCCCGATGGTCCAAGCATTAATTTAGATAGAGTTTCTCACAAAATTTGTGAACTTACTCGTGATGGAAACAACTTTATGGGTAAGGCACAACTTCTTGAAACCCCAATGGGTAAAATTGCAATGTCCTTAATCAAAGAGGGTGTTTGCTTGGGAGTTTCTTCTCGTGGTGTAGGATCACTTAAACTGACCAACGAAGGTCATAAAGTTGTCGGTGAAGATTTCATGTTAGCAACTGCTGCTGATATCGTCGCTGATCCTTCTGCTCCTGATGCTTTTGTTCAGGGAATCATGGAAGGTAAAGAGTGGGTTTGGGACGGAGGAATTCTTCGTGAACAGTTCGCCCTAGCAACACAAAAAAGAATCAATACATTAGTTGATCAAAAAACTCTGGAAGAGCACAAGTTGAATTTATTCAACGAATTTCTTTCAAATCTTTAATTTATAAATAAATATAGATTATACAAGAATCTAAACAAAAATGTCCGTTGGTAGCAATTTACAAGAAATGGAAAACGTAGTAACCAAAGGAGCCGCACCTGCTGACCCAATGGTTGGAGGTGTGCCCTATGAAGATTTGGGAGGTCCTACTCCTGAAAACTATCGTCCTGATGACGCTTCAGCACAACTGAAAGATCCCTCTGCTACTCTAAAGCAGGTAAGAGATATCGTCAATGCTAAAGCTGTTCGTGAGGAAGAAGTTGAGGTAGACGAAGATCAGGAAATCGTTGCCGAATCAGAAGAAACTGAAGAAGCAGATGCTGAAGAAGCAGATGCTGAAGAAGTAGAGGCTGAAGGTGATGAAGAAGCAGTTGTTGAAGAGCAGTATGATATCGAAGAAGATATCAATGCTTTGATTGCTGGTGAAGAACTTTCTGAGGAATTCCAAGAGAAAGCACGTACCATTTTTGAAACTGCTATCAAGACTAAAGTTTCTGAAATCAAAGAAAGTCTGCAAGAAGCTTATGAAGCTGCACTTGTAGAAGAAGTTCAAACCATTAAAGAAGGTCTTGAGGATCGTCTCGATTCATACCTTGAGTATGTTGCCGATGAGTGGTTCCAAGAGAACGCTCTCGCAATCGAGCACGGTCTTAAGACTGAAATGACCGAATCATTCCTCCAAGGAATGAAGGGTCTTTTTGAAGATCATTATGTAACAATCCCTGAAGAGAGATATGATGTAATCGAGAGCATGGTAGATAAACTTGATGAAATGGAATCAAAACTCAACGAGCAAATCGAAAGAAACGTTGCTCTAAATAGAAGATTAGCCGAGTCGGTTGCTGATGTAATCTTTGCAGATGTCGCTGAGGGTCTTGCACTTTCTCAGAAAGACAAACTCGCTTCTCTTGCAGAAAATGTTGAGTTTGACAGTGAAGCAGACTATCGTGAGAAGCTAGTAACCCTGAGGGAATCATATTTCCCATCTAACACTAGTGCTCAAAGAAGCGTATCTGAGACAATCTCGGAAGAGACCGAATCAACTGGCGATATGATTCAAGAATCATATTCCCCAATGATGAATGCTTATCTTGAGACTCTCTCAAGAGCTTCTAAAAAGTGATTTTTAAATCATAACAGTTCAAACTAACTTTTTTAAAGAGGTAAATTCAAATGCAGATGTACAATCAAGAGTACCTGCAGGAGAAGTGGGCTCCATTACTCGACTACGAAGGTCTTGATAAAATCAAAGATTCACATCGTAGAATGGTAACCGCTGTTCTCCTGGAGAACCAAGAAACCGCACTCCGTGAAGAGCGTGAGTTCCTTGGCGAAACCCTTCAAACCACCGGTTCAAGTGGCGGCACCGCAGGTTTCTCTGCTAACGCTACCGCAGCTGGTCCTACCGCAGGTTTCGACCCTGTTCTGATCTCGCTGATCAGACGTGCAATGCCTAACCTGGTCGCTTATGACCTCGCTGGCGTTCAACCAATGAACGGTCCTACTGGACTGATCTTCGCAATGCGTTCCCGCTACGCAACTCAAAGCGGAGCCGAAGCTCTGTTCAATGAGCCAAATACCGCATGGTCTGCTCAGGACAGCAACTTCAACCTTGAGTCTGCTGGTTACACCCAGAATGAGGGTGCTGGCACTGGCGGTGCAGTTGGTTTCGGTACTACCGCATCAACTTCTGGCACCAACAACCCTGGTCTCCTGAACCCAGAAGGTTCACAAACCGCTGGAACTTATCCAGTTGGTCGTGGTATGGATACCGAAGATGCTGAAGCACTCGGTGGAACTGGTGGTAACTTCAACGAGATGGCATTCTCAATCGAGAAAGTCACCGTTACCGCTAAGTCACGTGCTCTGAAAGCTGAGTACTCACTTGAGCTTGCTCAGGACCTCAAGGCAATCCACGGTCTGAACGCTGAAGCTGAACTCGCAAACATTCTCTCAACTGAGATTCTTGCTGAGATCAACCGCGAAGTTATCAGATCGATCTATAAGGTTGCTGAGTCTGGTGCTCAAGCAAACGTTGCTTCACAAGGTACTTTCGACCTCGACGTTGACTCCAACGGTCGTTGGTCAGTTGAGAAGTTCAAGGGTCTGATTTTCCAAATCGAGCGCGACGCTAACGCAATCGCACAAAGAACTCGTAGAGGAAAGGGCAACATGATCCTCTGCTCTGCAGACGTTGCCTCCGCTCTGACCATGGCAGGCGTACTCGATTACACCCCTGCTCTCAACGCTAACCTGAACGTTGACGACACCGGTAACACCTTCGCTGGTGTTCTCCAAGGTAAGTATCGTGTTTATATCGATCCTTATTCGGCAAACTCGTCTGCAACTCAGTACTACGTTGTTGGTTATAAGGGTTCTTCCCCTTATGACGCTGGTCTCTTCTACTGCCCATACGTACCCCTCCAGATGGTACGTGCCGTTGGCGAGAACTCCTTCCAGCCCAAAATTGGCTTTAAGACCCGTTATGGTCTTGTTGCCAACCCATTCGCTGAGGGTTCAGTTTCCGATGGTCAAGGTCTCGGTAGACTCAAGACCAACTCCAACCGCTACTACAGAAGAGTTAGAGTTCTCAACCTCATGTGATCTCGATTCACATATCTCTCTGGGGTCCGAAAGGACCCCTTTTTTTATCTAAATAAAAATAAAACCCCCATGCCATCATATCTTGATAACCAGATTGGGAATAGGAACTACTTATCTCCAGTTGGTTTTAAATTTACATTAGCAAAAGAACCTAAAGTTGCATTTTTCTGCAACAATGCTAGAATTCCTGACATTAGCATGGAATCTCAGAGTCAACCTTCGTATTTAAAGACTCTTGATATTCCTGGAAATAAAGTCACATATGGCGATTTAAATCTTAGATTTTTAGTTGACGAAAATCTTGAGAACTATATGGCAATTCATAATTGGATAACTGGATTGGGTTTTCCAGAAACACCATTAGAATATCAAGAATTAACAACCAATGACGAAGGAATAAGAGATCCAAAAGAAGCATTCAGTGATGGATCCCTACACATTCTAAACAGTAACTATAAAGATACTGCTATTGTAAAATTTAACGATTTGTTTCCAGTATCATTGTCCTCTTTGGATTTTGAAGCAACTAATACTGACATACAATACTTTACAGCAGACGCCACTTTCAAGTATACTATCTACAATATCTTTGCACCAGACGGTAGAACACGCTTATGAACCTTGAGCAGATTCAGGAGATGTGGGAGCGTGACTCTCAGATCGATCCTGATAATTTACATGATGAGTCTTTAAAAGTTCCTCAACTCCATGCCAAATATTATACCGTATATAATACAATTACTCTACTAAAAGAAAAAGCAAGAGAGTCTTACAATAGAGTAAAACTAGAGCGGTATAACTATTACACCGGAAAGGCACCTGTAGAGGTCTACGAAGAAGAACCTTTTCCATATAAAGTTCGGGATAAAGAGGCGCTACAGAGGCATATGGATGCCGATGAGAAGCTTAATCGAATTGATATCAAGATAAGATACTATGACGTAATGCTTCGTTTTCTTGAAGATATTATCAAGAACATTTCTAATAGAACTTTTCAAATCAAGAATGCTGTAGATTGGCATCGGTTCCAAGCGGGGTTCAATTGAGGCAGAAATGCCTCTTTTTTTATGTTTATGTGTATTTTTTATATAAATAGGACTATGGGTGGATACTTTAAATGGCATATATTTACAAAATAACTAATTTAAAAAATAATAAAATTTATATTGGGTTTACAATAAATGAAATTCAAGTAAGATTGAGAAATCATATAAGAGCATCGAGACAAAATAAAAAAAGACATACATATCTCCACTCGGCAATTAGAAAGTATGGGGAAGATTTTTTTATAGTTGAAGAAATAGAACAAGGTGATGATAAAAAACTCTTAAAAGAAAGAGAAAAATATTGGATTGAATATTTTAAACCAGACTATAACTTAACAAAAGGAGGAGAGGGTTGTTTAGGGTATAAACACTCAAAAGAAACAAAGGAAAAAATAACTGGATGTCCAAAGGGAACAAAACAAACTTTAAGTGAAGAGCAGAGAGATATTCTTTCTAATAGGGCAAAAATGATGAATGAGAAAAAAGGAAGTGGATATAAATTAAATGTTAGTGAGGAAGATAGGCAGAGGAGAAGAGAAAATATAATTAGACTTAACAAGGAAAGAAAAGGTCAAAATACAACTTTAAATAAAAAAAGAGATGATAAAGGTCGTTTTTTACCAAAATAAATATTTGTATCAGAATGATATAAAATATGAGTCATTTGATTATAGAAAAGAAAAATGAGGTTTTTTTACACGTTACAGCAGAACCTCACGTCTATTATGAATTAAGAGATACATTTCAGTTTGAAGTTCCAAACGCAAAATTTTCACCAGCTTATAAAAATAAGTGGTGGGATGGTTTTATTTACTTGTTTAATGTTAATACTGGTGAAATATATTGTGGTTTATTAGATAAACTTATTAAATTTTGTGAAAATCACAACTACACATATGAATTTAAAAATAATAAATTCTATGGACTTCCTTTTGAGGTAAATGAACATATCTCAAAAGAAGGTGTAAAAGACTATATGAATTCTATTTGTGCTTATACTCCCCGCGATTATCAAGTTGAGGGAGTATACGACGCCCTAAAACATAATAGAAAGTTGTTGATATCTCCAACTGCTTCTGGAAAGTCGTTGATGATATATTCAATTGTGAGATATTACGTTGAGAAAGGACAAAATACTCTGATAGTCGTTCCAACGACATCCCTTGTAGAGCAGATGTATAAAGATTTTTCAAGTTATGGGTTTGACGTGGGTTCATTTTGCCACAAAATATATGCGGGGAAAGAAAGAGAAACAGACTCTCAGGTTATCATTACAACCTGGCAGTCCATCTACAAACTTCCTCGTCAATACTTTTCAAGATTTAATGTGGTTGTTGGAGATGAAGCACACCAGTTCAAGTCTAAGTCTCTAATATCTATAATGTCAAAACTTTCAGATGCAAAATATCGTTACGGTTTTACAGGAACTCTGGATGGAACACAAACACACAAATGGGTTCTAGAAGGTTTATTTGGTCCTTCATATAAAATCATCAGAACAGAAGAACTAATGCAAAAGGGACACGTTGCTAAGTTAGATATCAACGTGCTTCTATTGAAACACTCACCACATAAGTTTGAAAACTTTGAGGAAGAAGTTCAATATATTATTAATCACGAAAGACGTAATAAGTTTATTCGTAACCTTGCTCTTGATCTTAAAGGCAATACTCTGATTCTTTTTTCAAGAGTAGAAGGTCATGGTCAACCATTATATGAAATGATAAATAACTCAAAGGCAGATAATCGTCATGTCTTCTTTGTGCATGGTGGAGTAGCTACTGAAGATAGAGAGAAGGTTAGAGAGATTACAGAAAGAGAAAACAACGCAATCATTGTTGCTTCATACGGAACATTCTCTACTGGTATTAACATTAAGAATCTCCACAATGTTATTTTTGCTTCTCCTTCAAAATCCAGAATCAGAAATCTCCAAAGTATTGGAAGAGTCCTCAGGAAAGGCAATAATAAAACAAAGGCAACTTTATATGATATTGCTGACGACATTTCCTACAAGTCTAGGAGAAATTATACCCTTAATCATTTAATTGAAAGAATCAAAGTTTATAACGAAGAAAACTTTAACTATGATATTGTAAACATTCCGCTTAAAAACTAATGGGAGAAGAATTCTATAGTTCTATTAAATTAATTACTGGAGAAGAAGTTTTTTCACTCGTCTGTATTGATGAGAATGATGGAGACCCTGTAATAGTTCTTCAAAATCCAGTAATAATGAAAATCATATCTACTGGAAGTACTTATGGTATTAAAATAAAACCATGGATGCAAATACCAAATGATGATTTCTTTATTATAAAACTTGATAAGGTTATTACTATTACAGAAGTTACTGATGAAAATATAATTGAGTTTTACAATAGATATCTTGAAGATGAAGATGATGACTCTGACTACTATTCATCAAACAGTTCGTCTTCTACTGGAAAAACCGAAGTAACAAAAGGTATGGGATATGTATCTTCAGTAGAAGATGCTAGAAAAACTTTGGAAAGAATCTTTAATAGTAATAAAGATCTCAGAGATAATTAAATCCCATCTTTAACCGGGACAAAGGTAGTCTACACACATTTTAAGATGTTGTCAAGCCCTGAAAGTATGCTATAATATACATAACAAAATATTATTGAATATCACAATGTTATGTCCAGAAAGAAATCAGAACATTACGTCAACAACAAAGAGCTTCTAGAAGCACTGATTGTTTATCGTTCCAAGGTAGAAAAAAGTTTCTTAGAGCTCAACGGTAGAGAACCCACTAGGGAAGATAGAGCAAAACACTGGAAAGGCAAACCACCCATTCCAAACTATCTTGGTGAATGCTTCTTGAAGATTGCAACTCACCTATCATATAAGCCAAACTTTGTGAATTATATGTTTAGGGACGATATGATTTCT